AGACTGTTTAGAATCAATTACATAGTCTAATTGAAATCTAGGAACTTGATTACCGTTACCATCATCAACTGTTTCATCACAATGGTTAGCAACTTCTATGAAACTATCTAAATCAACATACTGTTTATCTATTCCAAGTCCATAGCGTGAATTAGTTAAGAAATCGAATAAACAATAAGCCGGATTTTGACTATACTGAGTAATCCAGCTACCAGCAACATCATCCCAAATTTCAACTTTCCTACCTTCTATGATAGAAGTTATTGTCGGAGTACCGCTTAATTCTAATTCCTCAGCATCCAAAGAAACCGAAATATAAGCCAAATAAGGAAAAGTTTGGTCCTGTGGATTAAGAGTATGTGCTGTTTGTGCTCTATTTCCTATTCTTATACCAGGAGAAATAGAGACATCATCAGCCTTTACTTCAGTAATTGATTTAATGGGCCCCTCAGACACCCCAACTTGAATATTCATGTATTGATTATTGTCTCCTGATATCTTTTGAAATATGATATTACCAGCAACTCTATTTCTTCCGTATGCCACTGGAATAGGTAATTCCTGCGACTTTGTATTACGAATAGGACCAAATGAATATGCAGAAGAACTAGCCAGTTGTGACTGTAATTCTTTTGCTTCTTGGTAGTTATCATAGCTTCTACCGAGTGAAAAACCTACTGAAATAGCTGTTCCTAATGCAATACCTGTGTTAGCTCCTACCGTCCAACCTATTGCTGTTCCTACTGCTGCTCCTACTCCCATCTAATCACCTCACTCTCCATATCGAATGTAATCTATTTTGCCATCTTTTTAGTCTTGAAACTTCCACTTTTCTATCTTCTAATACATGAATGAATTTATTTCTGCTAACCAAAACCCCACTATGAGTAGGTACTTTGCAAAAACAAAAAACAACCACATCTAATGGTTGTTTACTTTCAAACTCTATTTTATTTGCATATTTCTCTAACCCTTCAATGAATCGTTTAGGATCATCTTCATACCAATTCTTTTTAATTTTTATACCATCATCCTTTGGCAAGGTAATACCATTATCAGCAAGAAAATTAGTTATAAGTCCAAGACAATCTAACCCTTCCAAATCTCTTCCATTATGAGTATAAGATATTCCTATATACTTTCTAATGATCTCCTGCATATTAACCAAACTCTCTCGGATCTTTAATCTCTGGTATAGCTAAAAAGCCACCATAATATTGAGTATTAGACCAAAACGTACAACCATGACCAGCATCATAAGATTTGTCGCAACCCGCTTTCATACTATATGAATCTCCGGCAGCTGCACTTGAAGAAAAGGGATAATCTACTTTAACATAACCACTTCCAGATTCAATTATGTCTCTGGTCTCATTCTCGATTGTAATACTGCCATGCTCCCAATAATTACTTGCTTCAGTTATATCTGCATCATTTATAGTCAAGTGATCTGCAGAAATACTATCTATAGCACCACTTTTTGTTGGAACTGCAACCCCACAAGTTTCTGGATCACCAAATTGCCAATTGCAACCCACTTGATATTCCCGGCCTGGTAACTGCTTATCAAGTGTATCTAATTTTGAAACTACATTAACTTTCATAGCATGTTGAGTAATTTGTGGCGAATCCATTATACCATCAAAGACTACAACTTTATTAGCAGGGTCACCTAGAGCATCTAAAAACACTTTCCAAATTACAAGACTACTGCCACGGAATTCTGTATTGGCAATATAAGATGACATTTCTTTGCTGACATTATCTATAGAAACAGAAGTCTCATCTACTTTAGTTTCTACGTTAGTAGTAACCGGGTCACGACTAAAAGCAAATGCTGTATATGTTTGCGGATTATCGTTTTCATCAAAAAACTCAATATCTTCCGGATGATTAGCCAAGTATAATGTTGCTTCATCAAGATGCACTAATAATAATTCTACTGGCCGATTAGCTTCTTTATCTTTTTCCATTGTTACGTCAGTACTTAAATCACGAGACATTTAATCACCTCAATTCTAATCATCTAAGATTTAAATTCATAATCCATTCTTTAATTACATTACGAATACTTTCATCTCCTATCATAAGCAAACCAACAATTATTACATAAAGAATTATAACGTCCTTATTTCTCTTCATATCCAATCACCTCTAAAAGATAATTGGACACAAAAACAGTAATTCCCTTTATAACACCTCCACTAAAGGCAGCCCAAACTTAAACATTAAATCATAAAATACCTCTTGACTAAGCTTATCCACTCCAAAGCGAACCTTGATCACTTCTCCAGTTCTCGGATGTGTCCAGTTAAAAGCTTCAAACTTACCCTTCCTCGCTTTGAAGAAGTTATATATTTCATCGGCCGGAGTTTCCTGCTTTTCAAATTTAAGCTGGAATTTACGTTTTGGACTTCCTTTACTTCTACGCTGTTCTTTGCCTGACTCCATAGGAGTAAGCAATGTATTGTACCCTATCTCCTCAGTTCTCACCTTGTGAGCAGACCATGTGAATTCAGGTAATGCCATATCACCACCTCCTGGATGATTTCCGATTAAATAAAGGATATTTTTGGTTAAATGATTAATACCATAATCAAAGGAGCGATTTACATGAAAAAACTTATAATCATAACTATTATTATATTGTTAACATTAACTCCAATCGCAAATGCTAAAGACAAAATTAAAAAAACAGATAAAGGAAAATGGATAGTACATTCTGAACGTGATGCTCTAACAAATAAAAAGAAAATATTTTTCTATCTAGATGCAGATTCAGGCTCGAACTACCTTGGACACCCGTTTACCTTGGTCATCAGATATGAAAATAACCAGACTCAACTTTATATAAACTGGAATGAGTATTTGTCTGATAATTCATTTGTTAAATATAAATTTGATAATGGCCCAATAAACGAAAACGATTGGAACCTATCCAAAGATAGTACAGCCACATTTTATCCAAACAATACTACAAAATTTATTAAAAAAATAATGAAATCAAATAAATTTATTGCTAGAGTAACTCCTTATAATTCAGGACCTATAACTGCTATATTTGATGTAAGAGGACTTGAAAATGCTGCAAAACCTTATACTGATACTTTAGCCTGGAATAAAACCAAAAAGAAAACTCCCCAGATGATGGTAGCCAGAAAACGGATTCCCGTTTATCCTAAAAATGTAGCAAATAAAGGAATAGAGGGTACCGTTAAACTAAAAATTGATATTAATTCTAATGGTGTGCTTTCTACTGTGAGCATTATTAAAAGCTCTGGTAGTGATAGTTTAGATGATGTTGCAAAATTAACAGTTGAAAGAAGTTGGAGTTTTAATTCCTATAAATCAAATTACTCTATAATTTTAAATATTATTTTTGAAGATGGCAAAGTTAAAATTAAATTTATAGATTCCTCTTTATAGTAGTTCTAGTATCTCCATTTTTACTAAAATCCATATTAAACGCCTGGGCTACTGCTCTTCCACCATCTTTTGTTAACACTCTCATAACATCCTGAGAATCCATGGCAGTAATATTCAAATTTACTATATTACCACCTGAACCCTGACCACCAAATAATTCATTTTGCTGATCCTCTGTAAGCATTAATTCGCCATTTTCTGCTTTAACTAATTGTTCATTAGGTTTTAATGGCTCTGCTCCGATCCAGCCCCCATTATGATATTCTTTCAATGCTTGACTAACTGGTTTTAATCCATTGGCTGTTATCAACCCTCCTGAATGTGCAGTAAGGCCTGTAAAACTTAAAAAGCTATTAACCATTGGCTTTACTATAGCTTGTTTGATTACCATTGACGCAATCTGATCTGCTATAGAATTTAACACATCTGATAAACTTTTAAAGTGAACAATACTTTCAGTTATTCCATTAATCAGACTGTTTTTAAATGACTGAAATTTATTTTTAGCTTGATCAATGTTGTAACCTAAATTTACAAAAGATTTTTCTAACCAATTTATTTGCTGACCTCCATTTCTAAGGTTTTTAATTTCTTCATTAATCATTTCGAGTATTTGTTTATTATTTTTATAAGCTACTGCTAGTTTCTTTAATTTATTTATGGCAGCTTGATTTGCTTCTTTCTCTGTTTCATACCTATATTGAGTAGAATTTATAATATTGTCGATAGCATTTTGAGCTAATTTTTTTCTGCGTTGATTATAATACTTACTTATTTCAGCCATTTTACTTTGATATTTCTCATAGTCTTGTGCTAAATTTCCATACTTTTCTTTTCTGTTTTGTTCCTCCTGGTTAAGAAGATATAGCTTATATTCATACTCGCTCATATTCAATTTTTTTCGATCTTTAGCCATTTTCTCATTAAACTTTTCTAATTTGTTTTGGTGTCTAACTCTTAGTTTCTCTAAT